GGATTGAAATGTACTTTATCAATAAAGGTCTTGAGACAGTGATTGATACATCCTCTATAATCCTCATCTGTGAGATGCGATACATCCGTCTCACGATAAGCAAGTAAGGTGATGTTGTTTTGGCTATTGGTCGTGTTAAAAGAACCATTGATTTCTAGTTTACCCATGAGTTTTTCTATTTTTCTATTTTGAGATTCTATTTGTTTGTCTTGAGATTCTATCTTATGATTTAAAAGTCGTACGAGTTCTTTCAAGTCTTCATCCGTGTTTTTCTTACAAGAGTACTTGATATGTCTATACATAGACTGTCTGAATTTAAAAGACTGACTGCAATATTTACAAACATAATTTGGTAATGTTGTCAGAGGGATGACAGTAGGTTGACATTTTGTTGACTTTGAGATGACAAGTATGTGTTTTTTGGACTCCAAATGTTTCTTAAAGTTAGCTGTAAGTTTCGTCTTGTATTCGCAACATTCGCAATATTTTTCCATGATATAGTAGGTTAATAAAATATATTTATATTACAAATGTAATACAATGATTAAATACACACTATTATAAGGTGAAAACATGTATTCTATTTGTAATAATACGAGACCATTATTACTTTTGTAATGGCTAATAAAAAAGTAATATGCGGGAGAGAGAGCGACGTTTTTTTTTGAAAAATATTTTAAAACTTTTTTCAAAAAAATCAAGAATAAAGAATAAAAATGTAACCCGATAGTGTATGGGCTACCAAACAAATTGTTATTTCCAAGATTTCAAGAGAACCAAAAACTTATCCTTTTTAGAGATGATGTTGATTGACCACGAGGAAAAGTTAAAGCCGTTCAAACTAGACAACGCCTTTATCCTAGAGTGTCTCCGTATCAACGGACGTGCCATAGAACTCTTGCATCCGTATGACCCATCCATGTTGATAGACCCGAAACGATTGGACATTGCCTATCAAAGCGTAGGCCCCGTGCTGATGCGTAGTTTAGCGCTCAGTTACCGTAAAACCGTACGAAATCTATTGCAAAAACACATCCGGATGACCTTAAAGCGAAAGGGAACCATGATACCCAGAGTGAAGAAATAAATATAATTATAACTATAAATAGATGAGTATAGACAACTTAGGGACTCATGCTTTATTCCAAGGTGTAGGCGATGAAGTGGTTTACAAAACAAACAATGAATTGAAATTTGAAAATTTTGTCATTCAAGCAAAAGTGAATAAGGTCCTCTTGTTGAAAGACGAAACAAAAGAGTGTATCATCACAAAACCTGGCATGTTATTTGGTACGATACAATATAACGCAAACGACCCATCCACCAAGGAAAGTGTGTTGACAGATACTTATTTAGACCTCTACGACTATTTAATCAAAAAGAACATTATTACAAAGGAAGTCAGCGCAGGGTCATTTTGGACATGGGACTATGTGAATAAGGTGAATCCTGCACTGACGGATATAGGAAATCTACAAAAAATCCTCATAGAGTCAGATTCCGAATATCCGAACACGTTGAAATGTTATACGGTATATTACGACCGATTATCCAAATTTCTTCAAACGTATCAATATTCTTCTGGAGACCAATTTGAAGGAGATAAAAAACCACTACAAGCTAAAAGTGGGTTACAGGGTGGCAGAAAAAGTTTAGGCAAACGTAAAACACGTAAAGGTAAAGGTAAAACACATAAACATAAATGTAAAAAGTGAAATTAGTATGTAGTGAGTATACAATGAACCTGGTAGTAGCTACTTTAGCACCCATCGTCAATTGTATCCAACTCTTCCCGCAATTGTACAAAACATACAAAACCAAACATGTGAAAGATTTGTCTTTTGGTTCTTTGTGCCTCATTCTTCTGACGAACCTATTGTGGCTACTGCACGGGTATTTTATCATGGATGCCTCCCTTCTAGTTGCTGGCGTGATTAGTCTCCTGATAAACGGTTCTCTGATGGGATTGTATCTTCGGTATAGATAAAAAGAATCCTTACCGAAACAGTTGTTCTCTATAAAAGGAGTCGTCTTCCACGCGAATCCCATAGACTTCGTTGACCAGAATCCAGTGAAGGTCGTCTTCGGTTTGTTTTCTTTCCCGATACAAATCCCATAATCTATCTCGTTCAATCACATAATTGCAAGTACTCCTCATCGGCATATTTTTAAGAGGATTGACGAAATCAAACAGATGTTGCTTTAACAGTCGTGTATGATGATGAGCATCTACATAGGATGCAAGGATAGGTACAATTCGGTCGCCGTGGGTCTGTAACGACTCTTTGAGCGGGAAACAATGGTTTTTACCCAAGACTCTTATCGCTTGGTTATATTCACGAAAGTATTTGAACCTAGGCTTTGCATAGGCACGAATGAGTGCAAGCACGTCGTCTGGGAGTTCCATGGTATAATCTACCTTCATTATAATAATGTGATTCAACTTTAACGAATCGTCCACTAGTTTAACCCACTAGTTTACCTGACTAGTTTAGCAAACAACTCGTCTGCTCGTTTTTGGACGAGCCAAAATTGGTCCACTTGACGTTCTCGCTCCCTATAATAGTCATCCGTATGGACAAGGTGTGGATGTGTATATTTCATAGGAGTGACAAAATCAAATAATTGTTTACGAAGCAATTTGGACTCTACATAGGCATCCACATACGGAAGAAGAATCGTTATTATCTTGTCTTCGTTCTGTTGTAATTTATATTTCTCTATATACCATATGGGTCCCAACGCTTGGACCGCCTTGTTGTATTCACGGAAGTATTTGAACCTAGGCTTCGCATAAGCGCGAATGATTGCAAGCACATCGTCTGGGAGTTCCATCTTGGATTCCATACTGGATTCCATTGTAGACAATTCTCTGAATAAAAAAGAGGTTCAACTTTACCGATTATACTGAATGTTGTACATGTAACCAATGAGTTCAAAGTAGATACCCATTTCTTTGCGACGACTCTCTATCAAGAGGTCCATCAGACGAATCCCTTCACGCGTTTCCGGTTCGGTGAGTATCCGTTTATGTTTATGGGAAAAGGTGTACAGATTCAAGGTTTGTTCCTGTATCTTTCGTCGGACAAGGGCTTCCATGTAAGCGGTGAGCACCGGGATAATCTTTTCGGCAGAATCCGATTGCAATTTCTCTTTCAACACGTGCAAAGAGACCATGTCCTTTTCCAACACTTTGACGGCTTGGTTGTAGATACGAAAGTGTGTGAACCTAGGTCGGGAGTAATCCCTGATTAAGCCAAGTACATCCTCCGGGAGTTCCATCGTAAGATACTTATTACAAGAATAAAAAAAGGTTATCAATTTTACTCATTGGAGCTGTCAATATTTTTGATACGAGATACAACAGAGTTCTTCTCTCACACGCAGAAGTTCATCCAGTACTCTGCGAATACCTCTCCGTTTCATCTCTACCTCACAAGAGTCCACGTATTCCCAATATCGTCGTTGGAAATCAATAGAGAGGCGAATGAATTCTTCATCCCAAAACTCTAATCTCTGCAGAACAGGTAGAATCAGGTCTGGGTTCTTACGGAGACAGGGTTTGATATCTGGAAAATAAAGGAGACGAAACCGTTTACGTGCATTATTATATTCGCGATAGTATTTGAACACAGGTCTTGAGTACTCGCGAACAATCGCAAGTACCTCTTCCGGGAGTTCCATCGTAAGATACTTAGGAAGGTTACATAAAAAGATTATCAATTTTATTCAAACGTTTATTCAAAGAAATATTTAAGGTGACCGAGCCGATGGAGGTCATTGTAGGTATATTCTTTATCATAAAGTAACTGGGTAAGACGTCGGAGCTGTTCCTGTTCAATCATACTGTTGCGATATATACATTCCGAAAGTGTAGAACGTTCTACCGATAAGATTTTCTCTGGTTTCGCAATACAGTCACGTCTCACCCTATAAGACTCAGTTAACTGAATCTGTGCTTGTTTACGTTGGGTCACTGCGTCTGCAAAGACCAGGAGTACTTCCAATACTTCAGGTCTATGTAAGTTGGCTTTTAATGCCGTCCAATCTTTTTTGTCCATGATTTGCATAAGTTGCTCATATTCTTGTTCGGGTTGTATGTCAGAGAGTTCCATGGTACAGGATACCTGTAAAAATATCACTCTTCAATTTTATAAGGGAACCACTGTTTTATCCAAAAAATCACCTTTTTTAGAAACAGATACCTTTCACCTGTAAAATAAGTTCCTGCGACAGAGCATTTGGATTCGTCGCTTCGCACGGAAGTGGCGTAATCGTATAGCACGATACCCGTATGTAAGTCTTTCCCTCCGAATTTCATACACTTGGAATCGGACGAGGCAAAGGATGCACCCTCAGGCAAATAATATTGACATTGCATGCAGGATGGTTTATCAGCATTTCGTATGTACGACAGTAAAAAAAGAAGATATTTCATCCTATAGTGTATCTTTTTATATTATAGGCGTCCCATTTACAAACTTCTATAGTATATTAGTAAGCGTGAATACTTATCTTGTATATTTCTTGAAAGGAAAATAGTAGATAACTATAGTATGAGCACGAGTATATTAACGGAGTTAAAGGCAAACACCCTTCGTTTAACCGATTCGAATAGTTCAAGTCTATCCGAACTAGCATTATTGCCTGGATTAATCACCATGTATAACGGTTCAAATCGTATCATGATTACACCCACCACTTTTTCAAGCGATGGAATACTTAACGTATCAAATGCAAATCTGAGCGGAACATCTACGGGAGTCACGCAATTATCTAGTGACAACTCCAGTAAGTTAGCAACGACGTCCTTTGTGAAATCTCAAACCGTAGACCTTACGGGTTATGTGCAGACGAATGTATCACAAACATGGACGGCTACGCAAAATTTTTCAACGATTACCGCAAGCACACCTGCAACAAGTGACAATTCAAGTACAGTTGCAACTACTGCATATGTGAAAGCACAGCCGGCAGGATTAACGTTACCCATCGTATTGGGTACTACAGGAACCATCTTACAATTAGGACAAAGTATATTATATTCAACGACTTATGTTAACAAAACAATTAATTCAACTGCGAGGGCTTTTGCACCGTCTGGCTTATTAGCACCGGGTTCCTATGTTGCACATGTAACTGCTTATGCCTATCCAGCAAGTTATACAATTGCCGTATACGGAGTCGCTTCCAGTGCTACTCAGATGACAGATAATCAAACAACTGGATTAGATTATGACACCTATAACGTTAGACAAGAAATCAATAACGTAAATATTACAAACGGACTATTATTCGCATCCGTTTGTACGGTGATGGATATAGTAACTTCTAGACCCTATGTTTCTGCATATGTATATATGACTGGGTCAACAAATGGCGGATGGATTCAATTAAAATTGACAAGAATAGCGTAATATATTATCGTGGTCTATCTTAGATGAGTGATGCGGATTTTAAAGCAAAGTCTCTACGTTTGACTGATTCTACAACAGGCGTGTCCGAGGTAGTTCTAAGCTCTGGTTTAGCATCCGTCTATAATGGGACGAATCGTTTGACTATTACACCTACAACCATTTCAAGTGATGTGACAATCACGATTCGTAATGCAAACTTAAGCGGAGTAACCGGCGTTACTATGCCATCTACCGATAATTCAAGTAGATGGGCAACCACAGCCTATGTAAAAGCACAGGTACCCAGCTTAACGAGTTATGCTCAGACGAGTATATCACAAACGTGGACAGCCATGCAAAATTTTTCAAAAATTACCGCAAGCACGCCTGCAACAAGTGACAATTCAAGTACAGTTGCGACGACTGCATTTGTAAAAGCACAGCCAGCAGGATTAACGTTACCTATCGTGTTGGGTACTACAGGAGTTTTAACTAAATTAGGACAAACGATTTTATATTCAACTACAGCTTACAACAAAACAATCAATTCAACCGAAAGGGCTTATGCTCCATCGGGACTATTGGCTGCCGGAACCTATTTGATTCAAATGTCTATGTATGCAAATCCGGCGACTTATACAATGGGGAGTTACTACCTTGCATCAAGTGCAACTCAAATGTCAGACAATCAAACATCTGGACTAGATTATAACACGTATAATTCAAATGAACTATCTTTCGGAGCACAAGTGAGTGATGTGAACATTACAAACGGTCTATATAATAAATCTAGTTCTGCGGTTGTGAATATAATATCTACTCGTCCCTATATTTCGGTCTGCGTAGGTTTAACGGGTTCCACAACCAGTGGAATGATTCAATTGAAATTAACAAGATTATCCTAATATTTTATCGTGGTCTATCTTAGATGAATTATGCAGATTTAAAAGCAACGTCACTTCGTTTGTCTGATACGACTGCAACGGGTATACCTGAATTAGTTTTAACTTCTGGTTTAGCTTCACTCTATAATGGGACGAATCGTATCTATATTACACCTACAAACGTTTCCAGTGATGGTGTACTCACTCTTTCAAATACGACTTTTAGCGGGACAACCACCGGATTTACGATGCCCTCTACAGATAATTCAAGCAAAATTGCGACCACTGCATTTGTAAAAGCACAAACTATCATAGGATATGCTCGTTTAGATTCAAATCAGAGTTGGACGAACACTCAAAATTTTTCAACGATGACCGCAAGCACTCCGGACACAAGTGACAATTCAAGTACCGTT